CTAGGGTTAGGGTCATAACAATCCCAAGATGTAAAAATTTTACTTGCCCTATAATCTAGAGCAAGTTTTTTGATATGATCTAATTCTTTTTGAGAAATCATTTAATTAACACTATTTTTAATTAATGCTATTTCTATGGCATCAGCCATTTTAGGAAGGTGAGCATCTTTTTCCTTCCTTAAATCTGCAACCAATTTTTTTAATTGGTCTTGGTTCATGGATTTGATTTGATTAATCATCTCCATAATAGTCTGTTCTCTATTTTCCATAATGTAATCCTTCTATATATATATGGTGATATTTGTTAAAAATTCAACAGTTAAAATACATTTTTTAACCATTAACTTCTCCTTGACCTGTAGTAAACTTAACTCCATTTACTTCAGTTGTAGAATAGCCGTTATTTTCGTAAACTGCTCTTGTTGGAAATCCAAAACCAATGTCAAAACCTAAAGGTAAAACCCAGATATGATATTGATTTGCTGTATTAACTAATCTACTTTCAGGTGGATAAATTTCTACTGCATATCTTTTATCTCCATCAGGACAAAGTAAGTTTTTTATTTCCTGAAAATCAGACCAATTCCTACATTGTTTTTTATCTCTTCTCTTAATAGAGAGATAATCTATTTTACCTTTAAAACCATCTGACCAAACATCAGTAACTTTTTTTGCTGGTTGATGTTGAACTTCATAGGTGTCATTTATATATCGGTCTCCTCTCATAATATATTCAAGAGTTCCTTTTGCTTGTTTCCAAGTTAATCTATGTTGTTTTCCTAAAGTCTCACTTTGTTTTTGAATTAACTTTATTCTTTCCTTAACAGGAATATCATTAAAGTTTGAACTATTTGCTTTAACGAATGGTTGCATTTTTTTTCTCCATGTTTTTAAGTTGTTGTAAAACCTCTTTCATATAAGAAGTTTTATTTAAGTTTTTCCAATGTTTAGATAACTTTTTAAAAGTTGTGTTCCATTGGTCAGTAGCTTTATCAAAGTTAGCTAAAGCATCTTTTAAATAACTATACTTAGTTCTCTCATTAAGATTTTTAGCATAGCTATTTTGTATTTTATATTGTTTGTGTTCTCCGTCATAATGAGCAACACAATGATAATACTTATTAGATTTTTTTATAAAAAATGGGTAAGTCCCACAATCAATTAGTTTATACATATTTTTTCTCCTATAACCAATGCGGCACTAAAAATAGTATCGCATTAATAAATAATATTAAAACAAATAACCAACTAGGCATTATAAATCTCCTTAGCTTTATTTCTTAAATCATAAGATGTTTTAGAAATAGTATTTTTAACTTGCTCTGATTTTTTTGCTAAAGCATTTACAAATGATTTTCTTTCAAAATGCTTTTCATATTTGCAACTAAAATCAAAAGCATCAATAAGTGGGTCAAAATAATTTTTTTGATTTTCTCTATAAGATGCTAATACAGTAATTGTGTTAGCTAAGTTTTTTTTAAAATAATTCATATTTTTTTCTCCTAAGTTATGGCGGCTCATTATTGAGCCACCCATAATGTTGCTTCATCTTCCCAATCAAATTCAATACCAGCTTTTTTAAAAGCACCAAAAAAAATTGAATCAAATTTAGATGAATAAAATTCAGATGATGGGTGTAAATATTGCCATGATGGTTTACCATCTAAAGAAATTTTATAACCATCTTGATCTTTCCAAAAAGAAAAATAACATTCGTTAAGTTTAGGTGTATCTAATTTTTCTATGCCACAAGAACTATTATATTCTTTTTCATCTTCTTCAGATACTTTAGTTTTAGTTCCTTTGTAAACAATGTAAGTATCCCAATTTCCCCACTCTTCACAATAAACATCATATTTATCATTTATTTTTTTGTCATAAATTTTAAACTCATCTGAAGTTTGACTAAAAATATTAGTATATTTTTGTGTTGCATTTTCATTACCATTTTTTGCAACAGCTTTATTGTTAGACCATTCAGTAACAACTTGTTTAAGTATTTTTTCTATAGTTTTAATATTCATTTTTTTCTCCATTGTTTATATATATACATATAGTTATATTATTAACATTTTCAATACATAAATGAACATTTATTAACATTTATTTATTTATTTGCATATTTTCGCTATTTGTTCTATTTGTTGAGAGTAATATTTTTCATAAATATTCCTTCCGATAGGGTGGTTGTTAATTTTTTTGCATTTTTTTCTCCAATTAAAATACTTTAAGAAACACCACCCTTTTGCTATATTTAGTATGTGAAAGAGTCAGATATACAAATAGATGTAGTAGATTGGTTTAAATCTAAGCAATCAGAATATAGGTTTAGAATATTCTCTGTACCCAATGAAGGTCAAAGAAAAGTCTGGTTTCTTAACAAATTAGTAAAAATGGGTCTAAAGTCTGGTGTTCCTGACTTAATACTTGAGTTTCCTGAGGGTCGTATGGTTTATCTTGAGATCAAAGCTGAAAAGGGAAAGCTATCAGAAACACAGCAAAATTGGTTAAAAGTGTCAAAAGTCTTTCATACACCACATTTCATCATAAAAGGGTCTGTAGAGGCAAATATGGACGTTTTAGAGGGTGTTCTAGCTTTGTTCCCAGATGCCAAGATTAAAGCTGAAAAAAGTCCTTTACCACCCCTAGAGGTATAACATTCCTATCTCCATAACTCCCATCAAGTGAGTAACTAGAAAAAGTATATAGATTGTTCTTATCTTGTTTAAAAATAAAAGCATAAGTTATTATTTCTGCTGGTTTCATCTTTAGGAATTCGTCAGAACTTTCAAGGGTAGAATTACCTACAATATCATTCCAAATAATTTTATGAAGATTATAGTGTTTATTATCTACAACTATTTTATTTACGTTTTTTCTTTTTTCTTCTTTTTTTTGCACTTCGTTTCTTACGCATTGGTCTTTTGTTCATCAAAACAGCAAGTGTTGATGTTGTCGTAATTCCACTCATTTTCCTACCTGTCTTTGTGCTTTTCGGTGTGCTGAGGAAAAAGTTGCACCTTTTTTCATAAGTCTAGCCATTAACCTCATATGTTTTAATGAATGATGTCTTGCGTGACTATTCATTGTTTTTTTCTGTCTAGGTTTTAGGTCTTTAACAATATTTTTTATTGATGCAACTTTAACCATTATTTCTTTTTCTTTTTCTTTTTCTTCTTCTTTTTTTTCATGGGTTTAGAAGAATATCCATATCCAACACCTTTAGGCATATTATTTTCCTTTCTTCTTCTTCTTTTTCTTTTTCATTATTGCTTTTTGTAAAGCCATTGGCAATTTCTTTTGTTTTTTAGTAAGTTTCATATCTAACTCTAATGTAAAATGTAGTTATGAACAGCTATTGTTATTAAAACAATAATTATTGCCTGAACCCACCATTTTAAACTTACGAATGAGTCCCACCATTTTTCTATGCGTTGTTTCATTTTGCAACTCCTTTTGTTTTTTCAAATGTGCGCAAAGCGCCCATTCCTAATAAAGACATGACAAGAGGCATTAACGTCCCCATATCAAGCTCAGGAATATTTAGCACTTCGTATTGAAATAGACCACAAATAAATAAAATAAATTTACTTAATACAAACTCCCAAAAAATTGCAAGAGCGCAGGAAAATCCTATCAATGGGCGCCAAGATCTTTGTAAAAAACCACTTATGCCACCAGCAGTAGATTGAGCATCAGCCAAGTTTATAGACATTTGTTTTTCTTTTAACTTTGCATCTATCTCTTGCATTTGTAGTTTAAGTTTTTCTTTTTCCTCACCTGAGAAATGCAAATCATCAATTACTGTTCCAACAGTTTTTAATGTATCTCCACCAAATATTTTACCTAGAACCATTATAGTCTCCCTTCTTCTCTTAATTTATCACTTATTCTTTTCATTTTTGCACTTAAATCCTCATGTTGATATTTTTTTCTTGTTTCCAATATGAATTGCTTTTCCTCGTAGGTAGTAATTCTTTTTCTGCATTTTCTCAGGTCAATTCTTTCATCTTCTCGCTGAGTCTCATGGCTCTGTTTGGTGTCTGTTTTGCCCATCTACTATCTTCCATTTCAAATCCAGCATTAACATAATCCTTTTTTCGCAAACAATCAAACATTCGCTGGAACTTCATAACCTTTGGTTTTCCAAGTTGGAAACACATATGTATTAATATTTCTACAGCTTTTTCATTTACATCTAAGTCTTTAGTTAAAGATAATGCGTCCTGATATGCTATTTGAAAGTCATACTCAAAAATTCTTGTAAGTTCTTTTGAGTCATAAACAATTCCTTCTTTAAAACTATCTGTTGGTTTAACTAAATGTCCATAACCTATAGTAGCAAATCCTAAAGTATCTTTATAAATTTTATTTCTATAACCCTCTTCTTCTTTTATTTCTTCTTTAATTAATTCTAAATTCATGTTTTACCTCTTCTTCTAATTCGTTTTGTAGTGATTTTAGTTTTTCTAAGTACACTATTGCGTCCCATAATTCTTCCTGAGCATCATCAACCCAAGCAACAAAAGATTTTTTACTATGAGCCATAGTGCTACCATATTTTTTTATACCATCATCAGCTCTCTGACTCATTCGTTTCATTATCTTTTTTATCATTTTGTCCTTTGTCATATTTCTCCTTTAGTTCTATCATAGATATAAAATTATGTCCTTGTATATGACCATCAGCTAACATTAATTGGCTAACTCCATAACTCCAGCCATTTGCACTATTTTTAGCATAGTTTTCTAAATGTCCATAATCCATACAAGTTCCTACATTCACAATTTTAACATAGTTTCCTCTCCCTAGTTTTGATGCTCTCCATGATCTTTCTCTATGACTATGACCATATACAATGTCATGTGTTGCACCATTTGAGACCTGACTTGCCTCAGCCATTTTTCCCCCAATCTCTCTCCCCATTTCATTAAGAGGTACATGAACAAAAGCTACTCCTTTAATAAAATGAAATTCTCCATACTCGGATATACCCCAACCATCTTTTCTAAATAATGTTTCATATTGCTGTGAAAATGCACCTACAACTTCCTTATGCTCATCTTCATACTTGTATAATCTCATCTCATGGTTTCCTAAGCAGTAATGCTTTATTGGGTTCACATTTCCCATACCTTCATATAATAATTTTAAACCATCTTTAGTTGCATTGATGTCTGAAAGAATAGGTGGTTTTTTTGAGCCTTTTACTGTCCAATTTTTATCAAAACTACTACAACTGTCAAAACTACAAAAGTCCCCAATACAAACAAGATAATCAGGGTTGTATTCTTCTATCTGTTTACCTATCCAATAAAACCTAGATAAATCTTCCTCTGGGGAAATATGAGCATCAGGAATAACAAAAACTTTAGTAGGGTCGCTAAATGTAGTTCTTTGTGCTGGTATTCTAATTATTGGTTTTTTATATTCTTCAATTATTATTTCTGATTTAACTTCTTTGTATCTATGCCACTCAATAGTCCAATGTGAACTATCAAGAGCAAGTTTTTCTATTTTATCAATTTTTCTATTAAGAGTAGTTCTGGGTATATCTAATATATCTTCAACTATTTTTTTTGCACCTGTAGGATTATTAATACCACCTTTACCCAATGGTGGATAACCTTTATCTAATGCCTCATGTAATTTTTCTTGAATGAGCTTTAATTCGTCCCATTCTTTATCGTCCATGTTAGCTAAACATTCTTAACACCCAAGCCAAAAATTGTGTCAAAACCATAAAACCAATAGTCCATAAAACATAATTCAATGTATTAATCTTCTTATCAAGATGTGCTAAATGATTATTTTCTAAAACATCTAGTTTATTATAGATGTCTAAAAGTTGTTCTCTTGTAGTCTTAGGTGTTAATTTCGCCATTTGGTTTACATATCATTATTAAAGATATTCCTCTGTCTTTTAATTGTTGATTTAATTCTAACACAATACTGTCCACAGCATTATCACAACTTTTAAAATTATCAAACTCTAATGGTAATGTGCCATTAATAGTACACATAGGATTGATTGATAAACCAAGCACACACATAATTGTATAAATAGACCACATCTAACCTTGTCTATTGTATTTTTTCCATGACTTCAATTTATGTTTATTTTTTGGTTTAGACCTTGAGGAATTACCAATGCTTGTTCTTTTCTTTACTTTATCAAAGATAGTTTTACCTGTATCTAATCTTTTAACCATTTAATTGACTAAGAGGATTTTCCAATGCAAGTTTTATTCTTTTTTCTATTTTCTCTTCTAGCTCATTCATGGCTGATTGAATCTTATCCTCTAATTCTTTCATGCGTTCCGTCATGTCCTTCATGGTATATTTTAAATCTTCACTATTTTGTCTTTGGTCAACCTTAACTTGTTGTTCTACATCATTAACAATTTTTTCTATTCTTCTTACATCTTGTCTTAAATCATTTTTAAGTTCGTTAGCTACATCAGAAACTAACTGAATTTCTTGCATAATCATTGATATTTCTTGCTGTAACACATCAGATTTTTGTGAAACTAATTCTAATCTCTTATCAAAGCCTGATAAATCTGGTGCTGAATAACTTTCTATTTTATCTTTCATGTTAAGATAATCTTTGTAAAACTCAAAGCCACCCCACATAGCACCAATCAAAGTAGTAAGAGCAGTAATAATAACTACTATTTTTCCACCTTTAAATTTTATACCAGCAAATTCTAATTCTGCCATTGACTCTCTATTATTTCGTTCATTAATCCATCACTCCCTACAAACAAGAAGTAACTAGCTAAATCATTATCATTTATTATTGTATCAGGTAAACTATTATCTGTAAAAAAACCTAATGTGTCATTAAGTTGTTGCTGATCTTCAAAAAAACTCTTAGAATTGCCTAATACTTGCATAACAATCAAGGTTTTAGTTTGTGAAACACTATCATATTTCTTTTTATCATCTATTTTTTTCAAAATCTTTTTTGCGGCTTTTTCTTTAGATGATACTTTTTTTTCTTGTTGAGGTTCTTCTTGTTCCTCTTCTTTATCTGCTATTTGTTTTGGTTCTTCTTTTTCAGTTTCTTTTACTTCTAATTCATTTTCTTTATCGGTTTCTTCTTGTTGCACTTCCTCTTGTTGCTGTTCTGGTTCTTCTATATCTTCTACTACCTCAACCTCTTCTACTGTTTCTTCTATTGTAGTTTCTAATTCAGCCTCTATTTCCATTTCAATCTCAGCTACATCAACCTCAATTTCTAAAACTTCTATCTCTGCAATTTCAATTTCTACAGTTTCATATGTAGGCTCATCAAAAGCAATAGGCTCAAAAGATAAACCATCATCAGTTTGTATTGGTTCATTACTATCAAAAATATTTTCAACAACATCTATAATTTCTTCAGGTGCATCAGTATTTAAAGCAATAAACATTTCTACTGAGGTTATTGACTGTGTTATTATTGTGCTAATTGTGTTGTAAAAAACATCTATTCTTACTGAGTCAAAAAGCACCCCCACAGAAATTCCTATATCTCTTCCACCTACCTCAACAATTATAGTTGTAAGATTGCCACCAAAATCAAAAGTGTTTTCATACACTTGAAAGCCTGATGTAGTCCCACTAGCACTTAATATATCTGTACCTGAAAAAATATCACTAGAACCATCTTTACCTGTTATGTGCATATAAACTGAGTCTTGAGGGTCTTGTTTATCTACTTCAATAGAATATTTTACTTCTCCACCATATTTTATATTTAGTTCTGAAATATCTACAGTTTGAATAAAAGTAGTTCCCATACCATCAACACCCATAGTAGAAGTTGAATTACTTGAGCCAGTTATTTCAGCACATTTATCTGTGCCAAGATTATTACAATAAGAGCCTGATCTCATACTAGCTGAACCTTGACCACCCCAATCAATATTCATTTCTCCATCTTTTGAAGATGTTACAAAATCATTATCACTATCTAAAATGTTTCCTGACTCTTCATTAGTTACTGTAGTTGTTGTTGTTGTTGTTTCAGTAGTTGTCGTGGTTGTTATGCCACCATTCTCAAATTCTATTGTTTCAGTAATAACTTCATCTATTATTTCTTCTATTGTAGGGGTACATAATCCTGTTGTATCGGTAGAGCAATCTACAGCTTTACTAGAAAAGGATAGGAATACCGATATACATAGCCATACCCATAATAACAAATTTTTCAAAATCATTTAAGTCTCTTACAGTTTTTTCTTTTTCTATAAATATTTCTTCCTCATCTAATAAAAAACTTCCTTCAGGTATCAAGTGTTTATTTATAAGCCACTCGTTTTTAGCCTCTTCTCCTATCTTTCCATTTATAGGTGGATAAGTTCCAGCACTCCACATAGCATCAAACACTCTGTAGTCTTGCGTTAATAAACTTACAGCCGCAACTTTCATTCCAAAAGCATATAGTTGCCTTGATAATTTTATTCTTTCACAATTCTCATCTCTTATTGTAACACCTGTAGCTAAACCTAAAACATTATTTTGAATACTTGCACTAGCCGCACTTTTGCAAACATCAGAATTATTTACAACAACTGATGGTGCATTAGCTGTACTTGGAGTTGATTGAATTACTGTTGAACTTACTGTGTTTGTCTCAGCGCTTAATGCTGAGTTCATCATACTATTAAGAAAAAAAATTATTATAAGGGCTAATATTGTGCCTATTACAAAAGGTTTTATCATTCACTATAACTTATCCATTTCTGCTTTTACTTTTGTCCAAGTTAATTCTGAATGAGGATTAGTTATTGTTGTAATTGCATCTTTATTTTCATCTGCACCTGTAACCCATTCTATTTTTTCAAAATCACTTTTACTATTAACATTACCTCTAATAACAAATTGTGCTGATGATTTTATTTTATTAATAGCATCTGCACATTTCATACCTGTACTATAAATCATGCTAAAATCTCCCAACATTGTATTTGTGAAGGGTTGCTATCACCTTGAATTGTAAGACTTTGACTGTTCCAAACTCCTAAACGAACACTATAAGTAATTTCACTACTAGAAGATGGGCTATCAAGATACATAAACGGAAATCTACCACCATCTGTAAAATCACTATTTGTGCTTTTATGATATAAATCATAAAGAGTTGCACTAGTTTGTATCGCTGTGGTATCTCTTCTTATTCTTAAACCAAGTCCTCTATCTCCATTAGTTGTTCCAATAGAAAATTTAATATAACCCATTATTAAAACTTTAGATGAAGAAGCTGAAGGAGTTATTGCTTGTGATAAACCTATACTAGTATAACTTGCTGAGGATAAAGTAGTTTGAGAAGTAGCTTGTGATTGTAATAATTGTCCAACTTTACCACCACCTGCTCCGCTGACAGTACCAGAAAAGGCAAAAGTATCTGCTAAATTAATTCCTCTTGATCTTGTTTTAATTAATGCCATTATTCACTCCACACACTATGAGTTAGTTTTCCGTCTGTATCTCTTGCTAAGAGTTCGTCATATTTTGTTTCTGTTGTATAATCCTGTGGAATTTTTCGCAAGTTATCTCTCCAAGTTTTAAAGCCACTTGAAAGTGTAGAACCTTTTTCTTTTGCCATTGTTACTTTCCAATCAGTATCTTTTAATAATTGATTTCTTATAGTTCTAATTTCTTCAAGTTTTCTAGCTGTTACTTTTTCAGTTGAATTATAATCATCGTAACTTGCCTGTTCTTCTGCTGTATAATCAACAACAGTAGTTTTTCCTGTTGCAACATCATGTATTATTTTTTTCTGTGCCATATTAACTATCTACTATTCCGTAAACTTTAATTGTTGAACTAGTTTGATTAAAATTTCCTGTACTTAATTGTATTGCAAATCCAGTATGACTATCTGTATTATCAGGTTGATAGCCAAAATTTATAAATCCATAATTTCCTGTACTGCCTTCTCTATAAGCACTTTGACCTTGTATATTTGTAGTATAAGCACTATCGTATGGTTGAATAAAATACATCATAGCATTATACCATTTATCTTGTTTTACATTACTAGCTATAGTACCTTGACATGAATTAGTTGTAGAGCCACTCATGTATTGATTATTATATAACCTAAATAAGCACCTCCTAAATTACAATTATCTGAGCCAGAACTACCACCTGTTCTTAAATACACATCTAATCTTGCTTGGTCGTTACCATTTCTTAATCTTTCACAAAAAACTAAATATCTATCGTAAGTAGCTGTAAAACAATTATCTACAACAATCGTACTGCCTTCACTACTAGGAGTAAAAGAAGTAACGAGATTTAAACCAGCACTTCCACCAGCATCAGCAAAAGATAAATTACCTGAGCCGTCAGTTTTTAAAAATTTATCTGCACTTGGATCAGTTCCGGGAAAAGTAAGTGTATAACTACTTGATGTGCTATGCGCAGGGCTTTTCAATTTTATACCATGTGAGTTCTGTGAACAGTTAAGCTGTAGAGTTCCGTCAGTAGTTCCGTCACCTTTGATTTGTAAACCAGCCGCAGATGATGTTGATACAAAATTAGTTTTTGCGTTTGTTACAGTTGCATCGCTTGGTGTTCCTATATCTAAAACATTACCATA